TCATAGTCTTCAATGTGTACAATAAATTCTGTCATAGTTTTCATCTCCTTATAATAGAAGGATCTCATTGCGCTTGCCGCACTGAGTGCATTGCCACCTGGATCTGCCTTGCCATACTGTAACAGCCTGGGAATATCCACAATTCCTGCAAATAGCAATCATCCGAGGCAACTGTTTTTCCTTCATGTTAATAAATTAACACGCATAGTTATAAATACATATGTTACGTTTATACAATACTTTTATCCCTTTCCTTTAGGATCCGTTTGGCAGAGAAAAGTTCTTAGAGGCTTGTGGGTGTCATAACCCACAGGCTTCTTTTATTCTTGATTATAGACAAGCGGAAACTAACAGAATGGACAGTTTAACCTACTATAGTCCTGTTCGTGGGTAGGTATACTCACCAACTGTAAGAATCAATATAGGTATCGAAATAGTTGAATTATTCGGATTGTCAATCAAACTAATTTAAAGAAGATGGTTATCTAGTTATGTATGGTAGAAAAAGAGACAAAAACAGCACTGAAGTTCATGCCCAGGGATTTTATCGCTCTATTTATGATAGGCTGTGGAACAGTAATGAAAATGTGTGGCTACGATGGGATTGTAGACATGATTCTTATAGGAATCGCAGGATCATATTTCGGGGCTGAGTTGTTTATGAATAGAGATAGAAAAGGGGAAACTATAACGCCGTTATAACGAAAGCAAGAGGACTATTAATTATTGAGGGACTCAACTCCAATTTATGTTTATACACCCCAGGCTCGCTCGCTCACGCTCGCTCGCCGATTGAAAAAAACCCGGCTCACGCCTGTTTTTTCCGCCGCAGTTCACGTTTTCACGCACGCCGCGTGAAAAAGAGAACGGCGCCGACGAAACGCTTTTTTTTCCGCCTCGCTCTCGCTCGGCGGTTCGGTTAACTGTCCAATTGGTTAGCGGGGCATCAGACGCATACGCTGGGTTAGCTGGGATATTGGTTAGCTGGGCGATCGGTGGAAGAGGGAAGTAAGAAGTAGATTGTATTATGCGAGTTCTGTTTGCTGTTCAATGGGCTATAGGGGATACCCAAACAGATTTTTTTATAAACTTCCGTTTTAAATTTTAATTATGGCACAGCTACAGAAACTGGACAACGTGGAAACAGATACCTGGGGAATAGTTGCTTTTTTCGAGAAAACGTTTGGAATCACACCTGTCTGGAATCCGCTATGGGGATTGAGATACAAAGAGGTAGAGATAAAGGATCCAAGAGCAGGAGTGAAAGGGACAGTAACATGGAATGATGGGTCAGGGTCGGATCTGTTCGGGCATGGCTGCTCAGAACTGGCTGGAGAATATTGGGAGATCTATGACTACTGCAGGATCCCAACAGTAAGACCTGAGTTTTCAGTATACTTGCCAAGAACGATAGTAAAGCCGCCAAGAAAGCAGATTGTACAGGAGAGACCCTGGGTAATAAAGAAAAGAACAAGAGAAGAATACCTGCAATATGAAAAAGAGAGGTTTCAGAAGTGGCTGCTGGATCATCCTTTGGTACCAATGGAAAGAAGCCCATATGCATTTTTTGTTAATTCACCGGAATACTACAGGAACCTGCACAGAAAGAGCCTGAATATGCTGAGATACAGGCTGAAATACCAGTTTCCCAGGACAGCAGGAAAACAGGAAAGGAGAATAATACTGTCCTACATATTTGCAGGCTTCTGGGATGAATCAATTTATCCAGAAATGTTCATAACGCCGAAAATTACCAGGAAGAAGAAAAAAAGATCAGCTGCACAGAAAAGGAGAGCAAGGAAACGCCAGGCTAAATACAAAAGGCAGGCTACGAAGGCAAAAGGAACGGAGAAGGCAGAAAAACGCAAAATGAAGCCAGTTCCAATAGAAGACAGGGATCCACGCAGGGTTTTTACAAAAGTGCAGCAGGACATTGTTTTACAGCGTCAGGGATTCCGATGTGCCGCAACAGGGAAACCATTAAAAGAGGGTGAAATAGAATTTGATCACATAATTCCCTGGGCAGTGGGAGGAAGGACAACTATAGACAACTGTGAAGCATTGACAACAGAAGCACATCTGGAAAAATCGAGGAATTTGAAATGGATATATTGAAACTGGACAAATGGCAGCAGGAAGTTATGAATCATGAAGGGAACCTAACAATAAGAGCCGGAAGACAAGTAGGAAAATCGACAGTTATTGCAAAAAAGGCTGCAAATTTCGCAGAATCGAAGCCAGGAACCACGACATTGGTGATTGCGGCGGCACAAAGACAGAGTTCGCTGCTTTTTGAGAAGATCAAGTATGAAATTGATGAGAAAGTGAGAAAAGGACAGCTGGAGTACACAGAGAAGCCAACATTGACAAGAATGAAAGTTTCAAGACCAGGGAAAGGAGATAAAACCCAGATTTATTCATTACCTGCTGGCAGAACTGGTTGGTTCATAAGAGGATTTACTGTAGATCTTCTGATAGCAGATGAGGCTGCTTTCATCCCAGAAGAGGTATGGAAATCAGTAATTCCAATGATCGCAGTTTCAAAACAGCTAAGAAAGCTGGGCTGGATAATCCTTTTATCAACACCCTTCGGAAAGGGCGGCTATTTCTACGAAACACACCATGACCAGGAGTTCAGGAAGTTTCATATATCTTCAGAAAGGTGTCCGAGGATCCCAAGGTCGTTCCTGCAGAAAGAGAAAAGAAGAATGACAAAAGCGGAATATGCACAAGAATACCTGGGAGAATTTATAGACGAATGGAACCAATTTTTCCCAACAGAGTTGATAAAAAAGTGCATGACATTTATTACATGGTCGAAAGAAAGGGACTACAACCCAAGAAATTCATATTACATGGGAGTGGATATTGCCAGGTATGGAGGCGATGAAAACGCATTTGTGCTGTCAGAGATGGACATGCATAACAACATAAAGGTCGTGAGAGTAGTAACAACAAGCAGGGTTTCAACAATGGATACTGTAGGCAGGATCCTGAAATTCAATGATGAATTTAAACTGAAGAGGATTTTCATAGATGATGGAGGAGTAGGAGGAGGAGTTACTGATTTGCTGATCGAGAAGCTGGGAAGGAAGGTTGTCGGTTTGAATAATGCCAAACGAAGTGTAGATAAAGACGGAACAAAAAGAGGAATACTAAAAGAAGACCTATATTCAAATGCCCTGGTTCTGATGGAAGCTGGGAAGCTAGAATTAATATCAGACCTTGTGTTACTAAAGTCTTTGAAATCGATAGTATTCGAGTACACTTCAGAGAAGAATCTGAAGATACACGGCATATATTCCCATGCAACAGAGGGTATGGTTCGAGCATTATGGTGTATTAAGGATCGTGGATTAAAAGCTTATATACGCTAGATCCAATAAATTCATATGACAGATGTCATCATGGCTTCAGGAGCCGATGTTCTGAGAAAAGCAGGAGCAGGGGTAAAAAACGAGATCTCAGGAGCCTCATATACAAACGAGTTCATAAAACAGGCAGAATCGTGGATAAACACAGCAACCAGGGAAAACTGGTCGGATAGTTATTCTTCTCTGAATGATGATATAAAAGAGGTATTGAAAGAGGCAGTTTCTAACTTGGCAGCAATCTATATGATAAACTATGACATGAGTGGTTATTCCTCAAGATCAGAAGCCGAAATTATGATCTCTGTCCTGAAAGCAAGGCTTGACGAGATAATCGCAACGCTGCAGGACAAGAAAGTAGAAACTTTTATGGTCGGTGAATAAATGGTTCTGTTAAACAGATTCGGAAGAACCAGGGATCTTTCAATTCAGAGCTATGATTTTATCGATGTATCAACAGGTCAGGCATTTGTTGTGTATTACGGATCTGATTGCTCAGATGGAACGTACTTAATGTTGATAGATCAGGTATACAGTGAGAATAAATACACAAGGGCAGATATAACAAGTGGAAATTATACAAAGCTAATAGATATTGATTTTGATATTTATTTCAAGTTCCCGAAAATTATAGAGGGAACAACTGTAGTGAACGTGCCGTTCAACATATACTGCGACGCAAACAACCAGGTATGGGGAAAATGCCGGGCTGTAATAAAAAGGGTAAATCTGGATTCAACAGAGGAAAATCTGGTAACTACATCATATTCAACTGAATTAACAAGAACATCAACAGGGGACTCTTCACAGATGATGGCACTTAAAGCAACCATCCCACGAACAAAAATAAAGGGAGGAGAATATCTGAGATTGACAATAGAAGGTTGGGGCAAACAGGCAGGAGGAACTTGTAAGGTAAGTGTTGGTCATGATCCCAAGAACAGGGAAGTGACAAGCCTGTTCGATTCATCAAATGACGTTCCGACGATCTTAATGTTCCCAGTTCCATTCGTGGTGGATGTATGACAGAAGACACTATTTTGAGCGTGCTGCAGGAAATTAGGGATTCCATAATACAGATAAAACTGGGTCTTATAGATTTCAGGGAAGATCTGGAAAAAGGAAAAGTTTTCGGTAAAAGAATCCTAAGAAAAATGGAAACTTTATAAACCTTCATTTTTATTACATTATTATGGCAGATACACGCATCTCGGCTGTAGATTATACGAATTTGAACAATAAAGATCAAACTTCTGAAACAAGAACAGATTTCAGGAGAGTGATAGAAACGGCTGAACAGGATCTTCCAGGATCTACTTTTTATCCGAATTGGTCAAAGTGGTTCGGTTTCTACAAGAAGGTTCCAGAATTACAGGCTGTAGTGAATAAGAAAGCAATATGGACATTAGGAAGAGGGTTCAGGGCAGACAGCAAGACAACAAAACTACTACAGGGAATTAAGGGAAATGGTAAAGACACGTTCAATTCAATAATGAACAACCAGGTTGTTGTTTATACGGTAGGAGGCGACTCATTCGCTGAGATCATAAGAAACAAGAGAGGAGTTCTAAGAAATCTAAAGCCGATGAATCCAGGATCAATTGGAATAGTAACAAACGAGAAAGGGATAATCACAAAATACCTACAGACAATAAGATCAGGGAATTTTACAAAGAAGATAGAGTTTAATCCAGAAGATATCTTTCATTTATCATGGAACAGGCTGGGTGATGAACCACACGGAAGATCTACAATCGAAAAGCTGGAAGATATAATAGAGATGAAGAACGAAGCAATGATAGACATGAGGATCGTTTTTCATAGATATGTAAAGCCGCTGATACTGGTAAGGGCTGATACAGATGATGAAACCGAGATAACAAACCTAAAAGCAAAGCTTGATAACGCAGTTGAAAAAATGGAGAATATGATAATCCCAAAGGACTCGCTGGAAATGGAGAGGATGAGTATTCCACAATATTCAACACTAGATCCATTGCCTTGGATAGAATTGCTGCAGAAGTTCTTTATACTCGCTGAGGGTGTACCAGAAGTAATCCTGGGTCTGGGTAAAGACACGACGGAAGCGAGTTCAAAAATACTATATTTAGCTTTCCAGCAAAACATTGAGCATAACCAAAGGTTCCTGGAAGAACAGATAAAAGCACAACTGAAGCTCGATGTTGAATTTAATTTTCCTGCAGATCTAGCAGGACATATGCAAGGAGATATGCGAAAAGAAGGAAATTTAAAACTAGAGGGTGATAAACCTGTCAGAAGAAAATAGTGAAAAAGAAAACAAAGAAAAGGAACAAGATAAAAAGGAAACAGAAGATGAAAAGGAAAAAACTTCAGAAGATTTAAACAGGAGCATAAACCAGATTGAGCTTGAGCGTCTTGAAAGGAAAAAGAAAGAGATGCTTGAAATAGAGGAAAGAATGGACAAAAAGATGAAAGACTTCAAGAATTTTGTTTCAGAGACAGAAGTTCAGGGAAAGTCATTCACTGTTCCAGAGATGTCTGAAGAAGAAAAGCAAAAGAAAGAAATAAATGAATTTTTCAAAGGAACAGGGTTGTCGATTTAATGCACCTGTATGTAATAGCAAGGGGACATATAGATCGGCTGAGAAGATGGGAGAATGACCTGGCAGCCAGGTATTACCCATACAAGTATACAAAAAACGAATCTCCTGGTATGGTACAGTTAGCAGTAAGACCAGTTCAGCTTTATGAAATAGTGTTCCCAAAGGCAGCCACTACAAATGTTCTGCAGACAATCTTTCCGTATCAGAACGAGATAATGAACAAGTATGCGTTCGGATTAAGAAAAATGTTGGGATTGAAAAAGATACCGGATATAAGAAAAGCTGGTTTAGGAAGAAAGGAAGTGTATCAGGGTGGAATTTTATCGGACTATGTTGGCGTTATCGGTGTGGGTATCAAGGAAGATCGCTTCGAGAACGGGATTGAAAAATTATAAAGACATGACTTCAAGCGAATTGACAAGAACAAAGCTATACAGGCTACTGTTGCAGGTCAAGTATGTTGAGTTGGGTACAAGCAAGATGTCATATTTGAGATATGCTGTGGCAGGATCCTTCCTTTCAGGAATTAACACAGGTTTATTATTTACAACAATATTCGGAATTGTTGGTTATATTATTGGCAGAGTGTGGTTCAAGAAGGGAGTAGTAAATCTGGAAAATGAAATCGCTAACCAGTTCAATAATTTCCAGAAGGAAATGAGATCAATTATTCTAAAAAAATAAACGGGAAAACTTTATAAACCCAGAGTGTATTTTATTTTCATGGCGAATGAAGCTGTAATAATTGAACTTCTGGGAAACAAGGGAGATCCTATAAGAATGACTTGTGCATCAGGCACAGCAATCGCAAAGGGTACTTTAATGAAATTAACTGATCCAAGAACTGCTTCTGCTTCATCTTCAACAGATATATTCGCAGGAATAGCAGCAATGGAAAAATCATCAAGTGATGAATCAACATCAATATCCCTATATACTAAGGGAATTTTCGATCTGAGAACAGCAAATGCGGTAACAGCAGGTCAATTGGTTTCTCTTTCAGGAGCAAACTTGATTAAGACAGCTGTCGCAACCGATGTTGAGCAGGGAAAGATCGTAGGAAAAGCCCTGGAAACATCAACTGAACCAGAAACCATAGCAGTGGCGGTAGGTGTATATGGCTAGTGCTACAGGACAGGTTGTACTGAGAAAGGAGAATGTTGAGAGAATAGTAAAAGGATTCGCTCTTCAGGAATATGTAATGAAACAACTTGTAATGGTTCAAAATTCATCGTCATGGACAGAAACTTATTTTGAAGAAACTGCAGCAGATCTAACAGGAGGAACAGGATCAACAGTAAAAGGTGTTCCAAGATTGGCTGCATTCCCGTATGGTGAAGTGTCTTTCACAGAAAAGAAAGCATACCAGGTAAAGCATGGTATGGAAGGAGTAATATCCTGGGAAGACGCAACAACCGATAATGTTGACGTAATTGCAAGAACGCTTCTAAGAATTGCACGTGCTGTAGCAAAATCTGTAGACAGCGAGATCTGGGACACTCTAAGCGAGTCCAGATCACCAAGCAGGATAAACTCCGTAACAATCGGAGCTGGATACGAGTGGGATTCAGCTACCGTAGCTAATAGAGATCCAATACAGGATATTCTGGATGCAAAAAAGGAAATTGCTGAAGACAACTACAACATAGACAATGGTAACGGCTATCTAGTTTTATCCCCTAAAGACTACGCCAATCTCCTGGGAAATGCCAATGTGAGGAATGCAGGGCAATTCTACACAGATGACGTAACCAGGAATGGGCGAGTCGGAAGGATCCTGGGATTAAACGTGATTGTTTCAAATACAGTAACAGCAGATTATGCGATGGTATGCCTGGCTAAAGAGTGTGGAACATGGAAGGCAGCTTCACCATTACAGATAACAACAATCGAAGATCCTGGAATAGGGTATACAATAAGAGCCTGGGAAGTCGGAGTTACGCAGCTAACAAATCCACAGGCGGTGTGCCTGATTACAAACACACAGGAATAATATTTATGACAGTGGAAACAAGAAAGCGGTTAGCAAAACATTTCTTTGCAATGGGAGAGACAGACCATCCATATGTAAAGGAATTTGGTCTGGCTAAAAAAGCGGAACCTGAAGTATATGTTTCTGAAAAGGACAAGAAGAGGAGAAAGTAATGTTCACAGGAAAAGTAATAGAAGCCCAGGAATTAAGATTAGCAGATCATACTTCAGACTTACCTGCAGCCACTAAGCAAACTTCAGGAACGGTAATGGTTTCAGGAGGACATTTATACTTCGCCAATTCGTCTGGCTGGCAACAATTAACTTCTTAAAGGCGAGATCTAAATATTAACATGGTAAGACTCTCGCAGAATATTTTCAAGCCTAAAAAGAACGTTTTTAAAGCAATGGGTGTGGAATCATATGATAACCCAAGGGAAAATATAGATCCGCACATCAGGACAAAAGCAATTTCTACACAGGAAGGAACGATACAGGGAACGCCAATAAATGCAAAGGATATAGTTAACAAGGAATATGTAGACTCTGCAGGATATTGGGACAGGACACTAACAGTATTATCACCAAAGACATCAGGTGATGATATAGAGCTTGATGGTTATTTGAGAATGAAGCAATCACCGATAGCATCAATGTCCGTTCCAATAGAGCTGGTAAACTCCTCAGGGACACAGACGATCCAGGGAGTAGGCACAACACTGATTATAACAGGAACGGATGGGCTGCTATGCGATGGAGTATTTCCAAACTCAGACAATGCTGCAGATCTGGGAAAGGAAGGATCAAGATGGAGGAACCTTCACCTGGCAGGTGATATTGTAGCAGGATCTGGAACTCTGAAATATAATGATACAACAAAAGTGCTGGAATTATCAGCCTCGCCGTCAGGAGCAGAGCTTGTGGTTACAAGCGGTACAATAACGGTTAGCGGAGCAACTACTCAAATGATAAGAATGAAGAGTAATAAGGACTACGGACCTCAAATAGGATTTAGCAATTCAAACAATACTGAGAATCATGCCTGGGTACTTGGAGTGCCTGGTGTTCCAGGATCATTGGATTTCATGGTATACGACTATGAAACGAAGAACTCAAGGGTGCATATAAAAGGCACATCTGGAGCTGTAGGTATTCATACAAGTACACCAATTGAGATGTTGGATGTGGATGACACAATGGCGTATAAAAATGCTTTTACATTCACTTTACCAGGAAATGATTCCTCTGTAGCGGTAACTTTTCCAAAAGCTTTCAATGACACGCCTGTATGCGTAGTCTGTACACCGGGATGGCAGACATCATTCTGGATAACGGGCTTGACAAAGACAGGATTTACGTTCAATGTAGGATCAACAAACGCATACGATCAGACAATACAATGTATAGCAATGAGGAGTTCATAATGGCAATATATTATGACAATATTACTGCTGCTATAATACTTTCAGGCAGGGAATACTGCTGGAAGGAAGTATCGGAATCGTTGATTGACATTGCATCAAGAGTGAAGAGCTTGATAGTAGTAAAGAACTGGAAGAAAGGGTCTTCATTTGATAAGATATACAGCGCCTGGAAGGATAAGATAGGGAACCTTATAGAAGTAGAGGGAAATAGGAAGAAAGCCAGGACAAATATTGAAAAGGGTGAATTGATAGCTGATAACTATAATCGCTACAGACGCAAATTCTTGCATAATAGAACGGAGTTCTTGTTGCAGTTAGAGGATGATGCCACTTTTCCTAAAAATGCGTTAGATCGCATTTTTGAGCTTCTGAGGATGTATAATAAGGCAGCCTTTTCAACAATACATTTCAATCACAGGGGATATTATCCTGATCATACAGGGATGCCGATGATCTGGAGTCTGGAAACAAGGAAAACATTTCCTGCTGGGGATTCAAGCAATGAGGAATGTATAAGCATAAGAAGTATGGGAAGAAATATCAGGGCAGGGCATGAGAAAGTGGATGCAGCACATTGCAACTGCACGCTGATAAGGAGCGAGTTCATCCAGAAGTTTCCGTTCAGGGCAAGGATGAATGGGTTGTGGGGACATGACCTGGTATTTGGTTATCAGGTCAGTAAGATGGGATATCATGGTCTTGTTGATTGGACATTAAAGGGATCACATTATGAATGTGATGAGTATGGGAACGTGGTAATATGGTAAGGAGCAATGTAAAGTTTGCTGTGGAGCCTGGGCAGCTGAAGAAAGAGAAGGAGAACAGGGTGATCCAGGTAATAGAAACTATAGAGAATCAGGGATCTACGACATTGAAGCAGGCATTGATGCTAAAGGAAAGCCTAGAGAAGAACCTGGAAACTGTCAAGGCAGACATAAAGGCGATGGAGAAGGCTCTGGAGTATGACAATAGAAAAACTGAAACGGGTATTGATTAGGATCAGGCAGATGTACCCATATGAGATGAAGCATGACCAGAGAATTGGGAGGATCCTGCTCAGGAGGGCAGTAATGATAGAGTGTGGCACAAGCCCGCAGACTTATTACAACAATGTTAACGCATTAAAGTTAATGGGATGGATCAAGTGGTCAAGAGGCAAGTGGAAGTTAACGGGAAAGGATCTCACAGAAGAGTTTGACTATTTTTAGTGCCTGGTGGCTTTGTGTAATAAGCCGTATTTGTGTATTACCAAATCGTTTAAAAGAATCGGATGTCCAATAAGTTTCTTGAGTGCCTTGATTCTCATATGATATTCATGTGTTTTAAGCCAATCCTGGCGTTCCATGGAAGTTTCACTGAGAAGTTTCTCAAGCCTGCGTATCTCCTTGTTTATAATAACAAGGACATCAAAGTATCCTCCTATTACAAGATCGGTGTTGGAATATTTAATAAGATCCGCTATTGATTTGATGCATGAAACATTATCTGTCATCTTTCATTTCCTCCCAGAGTTTATCAGCATCAAATACTCCATTTCTTGTCATATGTTTACAAGGGGATACTTTACATATCTGGCAAATGGGATAATATGCTACCATTCCTTTATCTGAAATTGTTTTTTCTATAGTTATTGTTTTATTTTTTCTTTTTTCAATTTTGACTATATTTCCCCAATTTTCGTTTTCACACCATTGACACCAACCTCTTGAAGAACTCATAATCCAATTGCCGCATTTTCTACACAGAGGTCTGCCTTCCTTATCTCTTTTTATCAAATATTTCAATAAAGGTTTTTTCAGTAAAACATATAACATTAAAACCACCTATCCCTAGAGCCTGTTGAATTTGTCTATATTATAGCAGTATATGCATAAATCGGTATTTATTACCCTGGCAACTTTATGAAAGGAAACCCCGCAGAGGGGACATTTATAAGATATTCTTGCCATGTCTTCCTGGAAGTCCCTGTTATCCCTGGGATCGAATATTTTATCTATGAGGCTCATTCAGTAACACCTTTTTCCTTTAGTTTCCTTACTATTTCGTCTGTGAGAGCAATGAGATTGTCAGTCATTCGTTTGATCTGCTCTTCTTTATAGACGGTGTTGTTCATGGCTTCTGCAGGCTCAGGTATAAGAATACTTCCAGCTACTTTCAGACACGCCAAATATTCGATTTTAGCGGAATTGCTCGTTTTGTAGGTGTTAACACTCGCAGAAGAAGATATTGCCTCTAAGGCATCATTTTTTACGTCTAGTTGTGTTTGTACGTTTTTAGGTAAGATCGTAAGGTCGTCGATAAATGCATCGTTCTTTTCCCATGGTTTTATCAGGACAGTATCTCCCCGGGTAATGCCGCGCTCAGATGGAAGGTTCCTGTAACTCAGGAATCTCATTTTCCTTTTTGTTTTACTCTCAATACCTTCAATCCACTCGA